AAGGTTTGTTTTTCTGGCTGAACTTCAAGATTATGATCAATAAATGTATTACTATTATTAATGAAACTGTTACGAAGAGTTAGATTATTATCAGCCCCATTAGTAATGTTAGTTCTTTGTACATCTTCAATCTTGAGCCAGCGCCGCCCATCATACCTAAACAACCTATTAGGACTATAATCTAATCGTAAACAATAATCCCCCTCTGCAGGATTAGCTGGAAAACTAATACCAGCTTCTACTGGTAAACCATTGGGTGGTATACCATCAGCACTCAAATAACCTTTAATTTTCGCATTAGGAGTTTCACCATTGGGATCAAATGTATAACGGAGTGTCATATCATAGCCACTTTCTGGAACATCAGATTCAGCTTGATTAAGTATCGCTTCATTTATATCAATATATTTGTTATAACTACTTAGAATATCTTTTAATGGAGTTGGATCAGCATCACTTATTGTTAAGGTAGTTAATATATCCTTATATTCTTGACTATCTACCATTGGATTTATTTTGCACCTCCACAAATGCGGCCACCAAGTTGGACTATATCCTTCACTTGCCTTACTAGTATCACCAACCACAAAGAATCGTTTAAGAGCAACAGGTACACTTTGATCTAGTGAACCATAATCAGTTAAATGTACTAATTCCAATACATCACCATTCATAATTCTACGACCGATAGTTTCAATCATATCATTAATATGAAAGGTCATGAATAATGTACCAGTTTGTAAAAATAATCCAAATTGACTTAAATCAAAATCATTATCACTAACTTGATACATGCCTCGCATACTATATACACTAGTATCATATTTACGATCACGATTTTCTAATAGTAATAAGTCTTGTATATTTTGTTCACTTTGATTTAGATATTGTGGTTGAGTAGCATCATTAGTAACACCCTGATTTAATGGACCTAGATACTTATGAACTAGCACTCCGGTACCACCGATAGTAAACATCTCTGAAATTCTACGGTCAAAGAATTTATAATCGTTGGAATGTCTGCCATCTTTCCATAAACTTAAACGGGCCATGCTAGTTCCTTCTTTTTTATATTTATCTAGAAGATGACACCCCTAAGTGTTGTATAAGTACAACAGACATGGTTGACATTTCTATCAACCTATGTCATAATAGCACTCTAGACTGATGGAGAAACCAGAGATGGCAAAAGTAGGCGAAATCAAAGTTCCGAAACGCACTGTGCGTCAACATAATCCTCTGTTCCTGGATGAAAAGTATACAGGTACTGAACCCAAATGGGATCATGATCGGGCTACTACATTTGATAGTGAAACATTTGATCACTTTCTACGGAAAAGTCTTAATTATTACAATCACTTTTACAATACCAAGGGCACACGAAAGCACTTGATTGAATGGCTACGTCGTAGCAATACAATAGACAAAAAAACACTTGATCAGTATGTGAAAACTGCTGACAGGCATACTCCAATGACAGCATGTTCATTGGCAATGGCAAATCGGGCAGGTATGCCATTGAAAGATCGGCATATTGAATTCATTCTTGAGTGTGTAACTCAAGCAATTGAATTGTCAATGGGTGATGAACCTGAATATGCACCAGTACAAGATAAAGTTGCTGTGCCGGTTATGACCATTCAAGAACGATTGAATGAAAAACTCAGTGAATTTATCGGAGAACTTGAGGGTAGGTTTGATGAGGTGATCTTGAATCAAGCTACCAATGGCAAAGTTTTTGAATTCTTGAAGACTGAGAATGTTCCTGGTGCATTGGTTACCAAAATTCATAATCACTTTCAGGACCGTAGTGACCAACTGACTGTCATTCAAGCTAGCATGGATCCTGATCATAAGGAATCATACAAGCATTACAAGGCTGCGGATTGGCGTAGGATTCAAACTTGGCTTGCTAGTCTGATGACTGACTGTGATAGCTATAGTCAAGTTAAAAAGGCTGTTCGCAAGACCCGTACTCCAAAGTCACTAAGCAAAGACAAGATTGTTGCGAAGCTAAAATATCAAGTTGAGGATAAGGTTCTCAAGTTGGTTAGCATCAAGCCTGTTGAAATCATTGGTGCAACTGAGCTTTGGTGTTATGACACTAAAACAAGGAAGCTTGGTCGATACATTGCGGATAGCCATGCTGGATCATTGAGTGTGAAGGGGACCTCAATCATTGGGTTTGACACAGTAACAAGTGTATCAAAGACCTTGCGTAAGCCAGCCGATCAATTGAAGGCGTTCATTAAGGCAACTAAGCCTCAATTGCGAAAATTTATGGAATCAGTTACCACTACTGAAACCAAATTGTCTGGTCGTATCAATGATCAAGTGTTGTTATTGAAAGTAGTCTGACATAGATAGTAGCCAAGTCTTATTGTTGCTAAATATATACAATAGGACTAACAAATATGGCTACTATCAAACCAGACTTAAATCCGATTACCCAAAGCATACAAACGGACAACTTAGGTGGTCCGGGACCCATTGCATTTGATGAATCACTAGTAACTGCGCTACAAGAAAAGCGTAATGAAATTATTGATTACATCAGATTGCGATTGGGTGATGGCATAGTTGATGTTGAGCTTGATCAAGCACATTATGATCTTTCAATCAAGCAAGCATTGATAAAATACAGACAAAAATCTAGTAATTCAGTTGAGGAAAGTTATGCTTTCCTTGACCTAAAACCTGAAGTACAAGAATATATCTTACCAAGAGAAATAGTCACTGTAAGACAAGTGTATAGGCGTGGCATTGGTTCAGTAACGGGTACTAGTGCTAGTCAATTTGAACCATTTGCCTCAGGATACTTAAACACTTATATGTTAGTTGCAGGTAGAGTAGGTGGATTGACTAATTATGAGTTGTTCACTGATTATCAAAAACTTGCAATGAAGATGTTTGGTGGATTCATGAATTTTCTATGGAATCCAGTTAGTAAAAAGATAACCTTAATAAGAAAAATCCCAACTTCCGGACATAACTATATTAGACTGGCTGGATTAAGTGCTGCAGGACAAACAGTAGGCAGTGCGATAACAATACAAACACAAGACGCCTGGTCAGTTAATCCTGGTGATAGTATCTACATTGCAAATTGTAAAATTGTTGGGTATAATGGATCATATCAAGTGCAGTCAGTTGATGGGTTACAAACTACTATAGTAGTTCTTGCACATAGTCAATTACAAGCTACTGAGGTAGTAACACATGATTTAAGAAGTACTCAAGTATGGAGTGCATTGAGTGATGTACCTGCAGAAACTGTATTATTACAAATTTACAATTACAAACCTGATTCAATGTTATTGAATGACCATATGGTATACCCATGGTTACAAGATTATGCTTATAGTTTTGCTAAGCGCATTGTTGGAGAAGGTCGCAGTAAATTTGCTTCAGTGCCAGGCCCAAGTGGTGGGACTACATTGAATGGTGATGCATTGAAACAAGAAGCCGTGGCTGAGATGGAACAACTTGAGAATGACCTAAAGAATTATGTTGATGGTGGAATGCCAATGTCTTGGATTACCGGATAATACTTACTTGACATAATTGTCTTATTATGTCATAATGCTAAGTTAGGAGCATTATATGATAGTAGGCATCGCAGGTTTAATCGGTAGTGGGAAAGATACCATCGCTGATTATTTGGTAAATTCACATGGATTTAAGCGTGAATCGTTTGCTGGTACTCTTAAAGACGCCGTTGCTTCAGTATTTGGTTGGGACCGAATTCTTTTAGAAGGAAGAACCTCATCAGCTAGGGAGTGGAGGGAACAAATTGATTCCTGGTGGGCTACTAGGTTAAATATCCCTCATCTTACTCCTCGTTGGATTTTACAATATTGGGGAACTGAAGTTTGTCGTCATGGCTTTCATGATGATATTTGGATTGCTAGTTTAGAAAATAAAATACGCAATACACAGTACAATATTGTAATTAGTGATGTCCGATTCACTAATGAAGCTTCTGCAATTAGAAATCAAGGTGGTATTTGTATCAGAGTAATGCGAGGACCTGATCCAGAATGGATGCCACATGCAATAACTTACATGAATAGTGCATCATCAGATAGTAAAGAATTCCTTGATGAGCAAAAAGTTCATGCAAGTGAATATAGTTGGGCTGCAGTGCAGTTTGATTATGTTTTACATAACAGTAGTGATCTAGATCATCTATATAGGCAGATTAAAAATTTAATTAAATACCATTATAATCCTTCAACCCATACTTTTTTAGAGATAAAAAATAAATAACTCTAACAGAGATGTTTTAACAAAGGAAATATCATGGCATTAGTATCCCCAGGAATAGAAATTACAGTCATTGATGAAAGTCAATATTTACCATCCGCTGTTGGCACAGTACCTTTTGTATTGTTAGCCACTGCCGAAAACAAAGTTATTAACAATACAATTGCTGCAGGCACATTGAAAGCAAATGCTGGAAAGATATATGGAATGTCCAGCCAGCGTGAACTATCATCTATGTATGGACTACCTAATTTCATTCAAAGTGTAACTGGTACCCCATCACATGGTGATGAAATTAATGAATATGGTCTAATGGCCGCATATAGTGCATTAGGACTTGGAAACAGAGTATGGGTTATTCGTGCTGATATTGATTTAGCTCAGCTAGCTAGTGGCTCAACACGCCCGGTAGCTAGAAGTCCTAACGGAACTTTATGGTTTGATACTGATGCTAGTAGTTTTGGTTTGTTTGACTACAATAGTACATCAAACACCTTTGCTAAAGTTACACCATTAATTATTTCTTCGGTAGATGATGTAATAGATACAATTTCCTATATACCTGAGGATTCTTATGGCGAGATAGGAAATTACGCTGTTGTAGTATTAGAAAATAGTAATACTGTTTTTTATAAGACACAGGATAACACTTGGGTAAAGTTAGGTAGTTCTGAATGGGCAGATATCATATCAGTAGCCAATGGTACAACATCACTTATCTCTATGGCAATTGGTAGCACTTTTACTATCAATGACCATGTTTTCTCATTGGTGGCAGAAATAACTACAGTTGCCGACCTTGTAACTTTAATCAATGATGCTGATATAACTGGCATAACTGCAGCAAATGTTAATGGTCGTTTAGCAATATATGCTTCTTCATTAGCAGGTAGTACAGCAGGTGACCTAGTCACTGCAGGTGCTTTTGTTACTGATACGCAGTACACTATTGTTAGTATTGGATCAGGCGCAACTGTAAGTGCAGCTAACATGGTTAATGGAGTGCAATATACAATCGCTTCTCGTCCAGTATCTAATGTGGCTGCTACTAATCTGGTAAGCGGATGGAGTTATACCATTGCTGCAGCAGGTAACACAAATTGGGTCGCATTGGGCGCTGCAAATAGTAATTTTGGTACAACATTTGAGGCGAATGGAACTGGTACTGGTACTGGAAGTGGTATAGCAACTACTCGAACAGATTTCACTGGGTTTGGCGCTGCGTCAAACAATATCGGTACTGTATTCACCGCATCTGGTCCGGGTAAAGGTTACGGTTCTGTATATGCAGGTGCTACCACTGATTTCACTGATATTGGGGCAGCTGATAATGAACTCGGAACTGTATTCACTGCAACTGGTCCTGGAACAAATTCAGGTACAGCGACAGAAGTAGTACCAGCAAATGGAACATGCGTTATTGTTAACGGTACTAATGCACCATTAACAGCAATAGGTATACCATCAAATACTTACTATCGTGCCGCTATTAGTTACGGTTCATTCACACAAGTACCACAGTGGTCTTTCACTGATGACACTCCTAGACCATCAGGTAGTGTTTGGGTTAAAACAACTGCACAAGGTTCTGGTGTTAATTTAGTTCTAAAGCAATATAATTCTGAAACAGTTTCATGGAATACTTTAGCTACCCCATTATACGCTTCTGGTTATACTGCTATCTATGATTTAGATAAAAGTGGCGGCGGGGCAGGAATCAGTGTAGGATCTATTTTTGTAAAGTATAATGTTCTCAATGACGGAGTTGTTAGCTTTAAATTTTATAAATTATCCACTGCTGGACAAACTAAAGTAACAGGTACTGCAGTTACAGGTCCATTCACTGTATCTGATACTTTCAGTTTATCAGTATCTACTGTTGGGTCTGCTGTTCCTACAACGTTTACTGCGAATATTCCAGGCACAAATACTGCCGCATTCGTAACATCAATTTTGAATGCTAACATTCCTAATGTTACTGCACAAGTTGAGACGAGCGGATTAGTAACAATAACTCATCGTGCTGGTGGTATTATCAATATGATGAATACTTCCGGTGGAGGTCGTAATCCAGTTACTATTGCTGGATTTACAACTTCAACTCCAGGTGTATCACCTAACATTGTTCCAGGATTGATTAATTTAACCAATTGGACTCTTGCAACACCATATACATACAGTGACAGTGAACCATCCATCGCACCCGAAGATGAAACATTATGGTATTACAGTGATGCTTTACCAGTTGATATCATGATTTCTGATTCTATTGGATGGAAAGGATACAAAAATATAGCCAATGATTCACGTGGATATAATCTAGGTGCAACAGACCCAATCGGTGTTATTGTAACACCAACTGAGCCTACTTTACAAAGTGATAATACTGCATTAGTACCAGGTGACTTGTGGCTTGATAGTGGTGATTTAGATAACTATCCAAGACTATATCGTCGTACTGCAATCAATACGTGGGCGTTGATTGATAATACCGATAGAGAAAGTCAAAATGGTATAGTCTTTGCAGATGCACGATGGGACAATGGTACAGGTGTTGATCCTATCACTGGTGCTTTACCTAATATTGTAACATTGCAAACAAGTAATTATATTGATCTTGATGCACCCCCAGCTCAATTGTATCCACGTGGTACATTGTTATTCAATACTCGTCGTAGTGGATACAATGTAAAGAAATTTATGAATAATTATTTCAATCAAATTTCTTTCCCTGATGGTGTTCTACCAACACAAAAATCAACATGGGTATCTGCAACTGGATTAAAAAATGATGGTTCACCATATATGGGTCATTATTCTCAACGACAAGTAGTAGTAACTGCTCTCAAAGCAGCAGTAGATGCAAACACTGATGTTAGAGAAGAAAGTTATAATTTTAATCTAATCGTCTGCCCAGGGTACAATGAATTAATTCCTAACTTAATGGCCCTAAACAGTGATCGTGCCAATACTGGATTTATCATTGGT